GAAGGCACTGAAGGACGCACACAACGCTGTGCTGGAGAACAACTTTAATGTGGCTATGACTAGGACTATGGAGGCCATCATTTCTGCACGGTTGATGTACGGTGCACTGCGCCACATGAAAGAACAGAATGGCTAACCAACAGCAGTTGCGCAAACTTTTACGAGCGCATCCCAAGGGATTAACTGCAAAGCAAGTAGCCGAAGCAACTAACGATGACATTAACAACACCATTGCTCGACTAAAGAAAATGGTGGATACATACATCATTGGATGGACTAGCGTAGGAAAACCCTGCGCTTTGTGGGTTGTGGTTGTTACACCTGAAGATTGCCCCCGCCCGCCGAAACAAGAAGCTACTCTACGGATGTACAAAAAATGAAACCTATCGTCTGGTCATTCAGCAGCCTAAAGACGTTCCAACAATGTCCGAGGAAGTACTACCACACCAAGATAGCCAAGGACGTTGTTGAACCCGACACGCAAGCTACGCTGTATGGCAAGTCAGCCCACACGGTGGCCGAGGAATACATCCGCGATGATGTGCCAGTTCCCCCCGCCTTTGAGTACATGAAAGCCACGCTGGACGCGCTCAAGAACATTGAAGGAGAAAAGCTATGCGAGGTGAAGCTGGGGCTGACCAAAGACCTAGAGGCTTGCGATTTCAGTGCACCGAATGTATGGTGGCATGGGATAGCCGACTTGGTCATTATCAATCGGAAGACGGGGATAGCGCACTCGGTGGACTACAAGACAAGCAAGAGTGCGAGATATGCGGACGTGAAGCAACTGGACATTGTTGCCTGTGGCTTGTTTGCCAAGTTCCCGGAGATACATAGGGTGAAGTCGGGCCTGATTTTTGTGGTGAGCAAGGAGTTCGTGCGGGCTGAGCATCACAAGGAGATGATGGTCAAGTACCTAGAGAAGCCATCACAAGACGTTGCCCGTATTGAGGCAGCGGTAAAGAACGGGGTGTGGAACCCCATCAGCGGCCCGCTGTGCAAGTTCTGCGCAGTGAAGCAATGTGAGTACAACAGGAGCTAACGATGGAGCTAGAAGAACTTACGGGAATCATTAAAGGGGTCCAAGCGGAGTACCCGGAGCTTACCCAATTTGGCTTTGGGGGCAAAGGTGAAATTCGTCCTGAAGCAGTGGACCTATGCGTGCAGTGGTTGTTGCATTTTGATGGGCTAGAACGCCGCAAGACAGTAAACGAAAAACTAGGCAGCTACACCCTAAAGCATATTGTTGAGAGGCATTACAACACGTACATTGCCAACGGGGAATTTATTTGCGCTGCCTTGTACTTAGGGTACAAAATGAAAGTACGAAAACCAAATGCTTGGTTTAACATTAAGACTATACGGAGTTAATCATGCCATACGTAAACAAACCTAGACCATACAAAAAAGAATATCAGCAACAGCTTGAGCGAGGCGAAGAGAAGCCCCGTCTTGAACGTCAACGTGCCCGCACCGAGATGGACAAGAAGGGTGTTGACCGAGCCGGTAAAGACATCGACCATGCAATCCCTCTATCCAAAGGGGGCACAAACGCTGCGGGTAATCTGAAGCTGAAAAGCCCAAGTGCCAACCGCTCTTTCACCCGTAACTCAGACCACACGGTCAAAATAAACAAACCCAAAAAATGAACCTATCAGAGTATGAGTGGCCCCGTCCACACGGGTTCACCCCGTTTGCGCATCAGAAGTTAACAACAGAGTTCCTATTAGAAAACCCCAAAGCCTTTTGCTTCAACGAGCAGGGTACAGGCAAGACAGCATCAGTGATTTGGGCCGTGGACTATCTCATGCAGATAGGGCTGGTGAAACGAGTGTTAGTGGTATGCCCCCTGTCCATTATGAAGTCAGCGTGGCAGGGTGACCTGTTTAAGTTTGCTCTCCACCGCACGGTTGCAATCGCCTACGGCAGCGCAGAGAAGCGCAAGGAAATCATCAACGGCATGGCCGAGTTCGTTGTCATCAACTTTGATGGGGTTGGCATCGTCAAGAAGGAAATCCTTGCCGGTGGTTTCGACCTGATTGTGGTGGACGAGGCATCTGCTTACAAGAACGCACAGACAACCCGCTGGAAGGTCATGCGTGACCTGAACAAGTCCATCAAGGGTCTGTGGATGCTGACGGGTACGCCCGCTGCGCAGTCGCCTGTGGATGCTTACGGATTGGCTAAGCTGGTCAACCCCAAGGCTGTGTCGCCATTCTTCGGGCAATTCAAGGACACGGTGATGACCAAGGTGAGCATGTACCGCTGGGTTCCTAAGCCCAACTCAAGCCAGCTTGTCGCCAACATCCTCCAGCCCGCTATCCGGTTTGAGAAGAAGCAGTGCCTCGACCTACCTCCGGTGACGTTCGTTGAGCGTGAAGCAATCATGTCCCCACAACAGCACAAGTACTACAACGTACTACGCAAGCAGATGCTGATTGAAGCCGACGGGGAAGAAGTGAGCGCGGTCAATGCTGCGGTGCAGATTAACAAGCTGCTGCAAATTGCGGGCGGTGCGGTGTACACCGACAAGGGTGAAGTCATTGAGTTCGACGTGAGCAATCGGTTGAACGTGGTGCAGGAAGTCATTGAGGAGTCGAGCCACAAGGTGTTGGTGTTTATCCCGTTCACGCACACCATAGAACTGCTGGAGAAACACCTGACCAAGAACGGCATAACGTGTGAAGTCATCAACGGAAGCGTCAGTGTTAACAATCGTTCCGACATCGTCAAGCGGTTCCAAGAACAGGACACAACCAAGGTGCTGCTCATTCAGCCCCAAGCTGCATCTCACGGGTTAACCCTAACGGCAGCGAACACAATCATCTGGTACGCTCCTTGTACTAGCGTGGAAACTTACCTCCAAGCTAACGCACGAATCGACCGCCCCGGTCAGGTCAACAACATGACAATCGTGCACATCACAGGCAGTCCGGTTGAAGCCAAGATGTACTCTATGTTGCAGGGCAACATAAGAAACCACAGCAAAATCATAGACTTATACCGGCAAGAAATTTCTTCGTAAAGACGTTGACAATGTCAAAAGTTATGGTATAGTTCTTTTCGTGGGGGGTTGGTTTCGGCATGTTGCTGTGATAGACGGAGCCGCTAGAAAAAGCCAGCCCCCACACTTAACTAACCATAGGAGTAAACAATGGACGAAGCAGTTCAAGGGGGAGCACCCCCCGTTGATATGGACAAGCTAGCTGCCGTGTACATCAAGATACGCGACAAGCGGGCTGTAGCAAAGAAAGAGTTCGAGGAGAGAGACAAGGGCCTCGAAGAGCAGATGCAACTAGTCGCAGATGAAATGCTTGAAGCATGCAAGCGCATCGGAGCCGACAGCATCAAAACCCCACACGGCACAATCATTCGCTCGGTTAAGTCACGGTACTGGACGAACGATTGGGATTCAATGTACTCGTTTATCGACGAACACGGTGCATTTGGCCTACTGGAGAAACGACTTCATCAAACCAACATGAAGGACTTCCTTGCAGAGAATCCGATGTTCTACCCCGCTGGTCTCAACGTGGAGAACTCTTATACCGTGGTAGTTAGACGTTCAAAGGAAAATTGAAAATGAGTAATGCGTTAAATGCAGATGAAATTCTGCGTGTTCAAGCTATGGAGATGGCAGTGAAACTCTGCCTAAAGGACTTTGACCAAGATGCGGTCTTGCTTGCTCAAGCAATCTATAAATTTTTCAAAGGAGAAGTAAATGAGTAATATCGCATTGCTAAACCAAGACCTCCCCGACTTCCTGCAAACCGCTGGGGTCAGTGAGCTTACAAAGCAACTTGCTGGTCGCACCGGTGTCAAGCGCATCGTGCCCAAAAACGGCATCTTCCGTAAAGTAGTCGGCGGTGAAGAGATGGGTAAGGTCAAGGGTGACCTCAACGTCATCGTGGTCAACGCATCACCCAAAGTCGGACGTATCTTCTACGTCAAGCAATGGAGTCCTGATGCCGAGCCGACCGCACCTGATTGCTTTTCCAATGATGGCACTGCGCCTGATGCTGGTTCGGCGAATCCCCAAGCTGACCGTTGCGATAGTTGTCAGCAGAACATCAAGGGCTCCGGTATGGGCAACTCCAAAGCATGCCGCTACTCACGCCGCATTGCTGTGACGCTGGAAGAGGACTTTGGTACTTCGCTTGAGGGTGAGGTCTATCAGATGAACTTGGCTTCCAAGTCGTTGTTCGGTGATAGCGTCGGTGACAACACCCACCCGTTTGAGAGCTACACCAAGTACCTTGCTAACAACGGCAAGAGCTTGGACTACGTGGTTACACAGATGAGCTTCAACGAGGACAACGACAACCAGTCGATTCTGTTTACCCCTGTGCGGTTCATCAACAAGCATGAGCATGGCGTTACGAGCAAGGTGGCTGCACTCCCCAATGTGCAGAAGATGGTCACCATGACCCCGTACCAAGCCGACGCATCAGCCCGTGCACCTAAACTGGAAGCGCCAGTGCGTGTAGCTGAGCCACCGAAAGCCCAAGCTCCGGCTGAGGATGAACCTGCTTTTGAGGAGCCGAAGAAGCGTGAGTCCAAGAAAGCAGCCGAACCTGCTGTCACTGCCAAGAAGAACTTGGATTCGGTGGTGGCAGCTTGGTCTACTGAGGAGTAAGCATGAGCTATGGTTACAGCCAAAGCTTGGTGGAAGCCAACAAAAAGGCCAACATCAAGTCTTTGGGCGTAGCCTTGGGTCGCCTGTGTATCAAGCATGAGGTGTCTGTAAGTGAATTGGCAAGGGAACTGAGCGTAAGTCGGATGACGATTTACAACTGGTTTTGGGGGGTAAGAACTCCCACCATTCACCTACAGCCTCGTGTGATTAAGTACATAGAGAAGCTCAAGAAGCGCAAATAAAACATGTCCAATTTCGACTTGCTGGATGCGGTTCTTCCCGTAGGGGGAAGGTACTGCGTGTTGGGGATTGGTAAGTACGTAGACCAGCAATTTGCGGATACACGAGAAGAGGTTGATGAGCTAGTTGAGAAGTTTGTAACGCGTAAAGCTGATGTGTATTTTGGGTGCGCCAAGTACGGCCCACTGAATAACCGCACACACGAGAACGCCACCTATTTCCGCGCACTGTGGATGGATATTGACTGCGGCCCCACGAAGGCCGAGCCCGATGAAAAGGGCAGGGTCAAGGGTTACATCGACCAGCAAACTGGGCTTGTTGAGTTTCAGAAGTTCTGCAAGGCTGTCGGCCTACCAAGGCCAATCCTAGTGAGTTCCGGCTACGGGATTCATGCCTACTGGCTGCTTGAAGAAACGGTGTCCCGCGCAGAGTGGGAGCCGCTATCCGGTCGGCTACGTGAGTTGTGTGCGGAGAAGGGTCTCATCGTTGACTCGTCGGTGTTTGAAGCATCCCGAGTCCTGCGTATCCCCGGCACATACAACTACAAGAACGAAGAGCCAATGCCTGTAGAGGTGTTGAGTTCCGATACCGTGCGCATCCCGTATGCGCAGATGAAAGAGTTGCTGGGCGCACCTGACCCCAAGCCTGAAAAGCCTGACTTCGTCCCAAGCTCCATGAGCCCGATGATGGAAGCGTTAATGGCAAACAAGGTCAAGCGGTTCAAAACCATAATGATGAAGTCGGCCAAGGGCGAAGGCTGCAACCAACTGATTCATTGCTTTGAGAACCAAGCAACCCTTGAGGAACCCTTGTGGCGTTCAGCCCTGTCGATTGCTGCGTTCTGCGTAGACAAAGACAGCGCGACCAAGAAGATGTCAGACCAATACCCCAACTACGACCCTGACGAGGTTGAAGCCAAGGTGTATCACTTGCTGACCAAAGGTGGGCCACACCACTGCACTACGTTCGAGAAGCAAAACCCCGGCGGGTGCGATGGCTGTGCACACAAGGGCAAGATTAAATCCCCGATTGTGTTGGGGCTAGAGATAGAGGAAGCCGACGATGAAGACAATGAAGTGGTTGTTGAAGCTGAAGAGGGTAAGCAGGTAACCGTAAACATACCTGAGTATCCGTTCCCATTTTTCCGTGGGAAAAACGGCGGTGTCTATCGACGCGCCGACGATGAAGAAGCAGACCCTACGCTGGTCTATGAGCACGATTTCTACGTAGTCAAACGGATGCGCGACCCTGAAGCGGGCGAAGTCATATTGTTCCGACTGCACTTGCCACACGATGGCATCAGAGAATTTTCCATATCCACCGCAGCTATATCGTCCAAGGACGAGTTACGCAAAGCACTGGCCCAGCAAGGAGTCATGGCCCACCACAAGCAGTATGAGAACCTAGCTGTTTACGTGGTGACTTTTGTTAAGAACATGCAATACGCAAAGAAAGCAGACATTATGAGAACACAATTTGGATGGGTAGACAACGACAGCAAGTTCATCATGGGGGACAAAGAGATTACCAAGGACGGTACGTTCTACAGCCCGCCATCGGCAGCGACCGAGTTCTTCGCCGACAAGATTCACCCCAAGGGCACTATTGAAAAGTGGAAAGAGGTGTTCAACCTGTACGCCCTGCCGGGGATGGAGCCACACGCCTTTGCTGCCCTGACTGCGTTCGGTTCGCCGCTGATGAAGTTCACGGGCTTGGACGGGGCAATCATCAACGTCATTTATGAGATGGCAGGGTCGGGGAAGTCCACCATCCTGCGTATGTGCAACAGCGTGTATGGCCAGCCCAAAGAACTGATGGCTATCGAGAAGGACACCCTCAACGCCAAGATGATGCAGCTAGGGGTGATGAACAGCCTACCGTTTACCTGCGACGAGATTACCAACATGACAAGCGCAGACTTTTCTGACCTGTCCTACGGTATCAGTCATGGGCGGGGCAAAAACCGTGCGAAGTCCCAGACCAATGCACTGCGCATCAACAACACCTCATGGAAGAACATGACCTTGGCCTCGGCTAATTGCAGCTTCTACGAGAAGCTGGGTGAGTTGAAGAACACACCGGACGGTGAGTCTGTGCGTCTGCTGGAATACAAGATTGAGCCGAACGACGTAATCGGCGTAGCCCTCGGCAAGCAGATGTTTGACCACCAACTGAACGAGAACTACGGCCACGCTGGGGAAATCTACATCAGCTTCTTGGTCAACAACCTTGAGTACTGCCAAGACCTCGTGCGCAAAGTACAGGCCCGCATCGACAAGGAAGTCCAGTTCACTTCACGGGAACGCTTCTGGTCTGCGCAGTCGGCATGCAACATTGCTGGTGGCCTGATTGCTAAGGAACTTGGTCTGCATGACTACCACATGGGCAACGTGTACGCTTGGTTGAAGGGCATGCTGGGCGAGATGCGCGTCGATGTGAAGCCTCCTAGCCTATCCCCTATCTCTACGCTGGGTGAGTTCATCAATGCGCACATCTACAACACGCTGGTGGTCAACGGTGAGGTCGATTCCCGCAGTAATCTGTCGGCGTTGCCGACGCTGGAGCCACGAGGAGAACTGCTCATACGCTACGAGCCGGACACCAAGCACCTCTACATCTCGGCCAAGCAGTTCAAGGTCTTCTGCGTCAAGCAGCAGACGGGCTACAAAGAGCTACTGAGGAAGCTGACCGACCTAGGAATTTTTCTAGAGGCTACTAACAAGCGCATGTCCAAGGGCATGAAGATTGTGTCCCCTGCTGTGCGCGTTCTGAAGTTCGACACTTCTGCCGACGAGACCCTACGGGTAGAAGCCATATTGGGCACAGATGAAAATCGAGACAGTAGCGTACAGAGTTGACTGGTCCAAGTTCCGCAAGGGCTATTCATTTTTCATCCCCTGCATCGACCACAAGGCGGCGCGGGCTACATTGGCTGTAGTCACAAAACGGCTGAAGATAACCATCATCACCAAGGTGGTCATCATGGATGGAGTGAAGGGCTTGCGGGTCTGGAGGACTTGAGCTACACTGGCAGCGTTTGCTCCTCCTTGGAAGTGGTACTTCCCTTACCCCCGGCCAAAAACCGGGGGTTTTTTATTGATACGGAGCGAGTGCTTTGACTGCGGCGTCCGACACCGGCTCCAGTAGGTCGATGTTTTTCTTAGTCAAGTTGATACCACCGGTTTCCTCAGCACGGATGTTGGCCTTGTTCATCTTCTTGATTTCTTCCCGCACTTTTGACAAGTCAATTTTCTTTTTGGGGTTACGCAAGTTGAACTCCTGCGCATCAGCTATAGCTTTCTCAAACCGGTCTTCAAACCGAGCTTGGTACTCGGAGGGTTTGCTGTCATCATTTGCGGCTATGTAGGCTTTCTTGATGCTGCTAACAATGTTAGCTTTCTGCGTATCAATGACCTTCTCCGCAGCTTTGGCTTTGAACCCAAGTGTTTGGGCCTCAGCTATCCGTGCAGGTGCATAACCTATTGCTTGACCGACAAGCTCGTTCATGGGTACTTTACCCTTAGCTGCTAACTGTATGCCTTGGGGCGTCTGCACGCCTTCTTTTGCGTATCGGTTGGCTGTCATCAACTTGCTGATAGACGCGGGTAGCATTTTTTCTAAGCCCCGCTCGTACTCGCCTTGGGTCATCAAGTTAATGCCATCTACATAGCTCAATGTAGTAGTAACTACAGGGCCACCTAATGCTTGTGCCCAATTTAGCACAGTGTCTTTAGGGGTCTTGCCCGGTTGTGGGTCACGCAACCACATGTCGTTAAGAGACAGTCGGCTGGAAATATCCGAGCCGGTAAGGTAGTTCAATGCCCCATATTCCGCTAGGTTGGACAAGTCTTTAATACCCGCTTTTTTGGCTAAGTCATCTAGTCCTGTTTTACCCAACCACTCGGGTAGATGTACGGTGCGGAACCAAGTTTCGTAGTCAACATCCCGCATGTCAGTCGGCGCATCGGGGTCACGTTGCCATTGCGCCCAAGCTTTCTGTAGCAGGTTCATTACCATGCTGAACGCAGGCAAGGCTACAAGCCCGCCAAACAACATGTGTGTCCCCAACACACCAAAAAACTTGGTAGCCGCAGCCATTTTGCCTTGTTTGTTTAGCATAGGCAGCATCTTGAAGAAGTTGCCGACTAGCAATTTGGTGGTCAAAAAGGGGAAAAACTTGTACATCCCCAATAGCTTGCCACTTGCCCCACGCATAATCATGGGCTTGTTGTTGGCGTTGTAGTTGCCAAGTACCTCATTGGTTTCCCGCACTGCGGCCTTCACCGCTTCATGGTAGTTAAGTGGGTTACCGGGGCTTTTCTTTTCCTGTTCAGCTAGATGCAACCGGAATGAAGTCAGTGCAATTATTTCCCTAGATAGGCGTTCACCATGGTGCATGAGCCCGCCAAGAACCAAAGTATGCACAGCATCTGTGCCTACTTCCCATAGCTTGCTGTCTACTTTGGTAGTCGGAGTTTTAGCTTGGCTGAACACATCATTAGCCAGCGTTTCTTTGGTGATGCCATATGTGTCAACCATATCGCGCACTGCTCGGCGTTCCACATCGGTAAGCCCACTAGCGTATTCAATGCTCGGTGCACGGAAGCGTGTAGTGCCATCAGGCATTTTTTCCAACACGCCAAATTGGTTGTACAGCTTAGCCATTTTTGATAGCTCAACCATAGCTTTAGGCCCGTGGTTACCAGTCAATACTGGAGCACCCTTCAACATAACGTCCATAGGCTGCATGATTGCTGACGACCAGCTTGTAAGGTTGCGCAAGAACGATACCTTGGCTACGAACCCAGCCGCGCTGTCAAAAAACTTTTCTACGTCAGTACTTGTTTTTGGTTCTAGTGCTGCTGCCGCAAATTCTTCCATGCGCTTGACGAAAGGTTCATAGGCATCGTTGTTTTCTAGTTGCCTACGGGATAACTCAATGGCGCTGCGTATATCAGCCGAGTGCTCAAGTTTTGCAAACGCACGAGACATTTTGGCCCCGGTGTCGTTGACGGCCCTAAGAATGTCAGAGCTAAATCCGGGCGTGCCTTTACGATGAATAAACATCTTGCGCACGCTGCCTTCTGGCATTGCGGCTAGGTATGCTTGATACAGACTGTCTTTCAATTGCTGCTTGACCTTGGAGTCAGCCATATTTGCCGAGTCAATTGCTTCGTACGCATCTTTGAGCAACTCACTAGACTTTTCTATGTTGGCACGTAGGCCACCACCGTTGGAGTCCGTGGATGTAGTCAGTGCCCCATCGCCTTTCAACTCTTCTACACTGCGCCCTTGTTGAGCCGCAAATTCCCTAGCTGCACGGTCACGCTCCATAACTGACTCAAACCTGTAGCTAGCTTTTGGCTGGCCGGGCAAATTAGTCTCCAACACATAGTCGCCAAAACGGGCTAGTGGGAAGTATGGTTTGACGGAATCGGCCTCGAACGTCTGCCGGATGCTCGCCATCAGTTTTTCACGGCCTTCTTGGGGCAGGTCAAGCTTGTCGAGGTTTTCTTCAAGCAGATGCTGCTTAACTTCGTTCATGGACTTGTAGTAGTCCCGAAGGTTTTGATAAAGCTTTTGCCCTTTCTCGCCCAGTGCAGCATAGTCGGCATCCAACTTAGCGTCCGGTGCACCTGCGGGTGGGTTTGATGGGTCGTACTTAGCCAATGTAGATTCGTTCGCTAGGTCTTCAAAGGCTTCTCGCTTACCGGGTTCCGCTCTGAAAAAGTCAACAATGTCTTCACTAACACGCGCCACACCACGCATGTATGTCTGCGTAGAACCCGTCAGTTTTTGAATTGCCTCATGCGCATCCTTAAGTCCAGTAATTACATCACCCGGACCACCATAAGCCAGCCCTTCGCTATCGTAGAAGTGCGATATTGTTTTGCGCCCTTCTAAAGTAGAGGCGTCGTATACACCCTTAACTTCACCCGCTATGTAACGGGGGTCACGCAACTTGGCTAGGTTGTTCACTGCCTTGCCAAGGTCATAACCTATACGAGAAGTTTTTACTGCATCCGTAGCTTTCTTGGTTTCCTTTGCGCGTTCTTCTGGTGTCGGCGCGGCACGGCTAAATCCCGGTTGGCCTTCTGTTGCACGATTGACGCGCTCACCCTCTACGAAGTTGCGAGCAGGTAGGATGTAGTTGGCAATCAGGTCATTGTTGCTTAGCTTGATGTCCATACCAATTTTGCGCAGTCCCCGGCGCACAGCAGCAATAGCCCGTTGCACGATACCTGCATTGGGTTTAGTAGCCGCCAAGTTTGCCAACACTTCTTCCGCAGCCTCAGCTACATGCTTGGGGTTGTTGAAGTCAAGGCCATACTTTCCTTTCAGAGCCTGCATCTCGTTCGGAAAGTCCCGTGCAACCTGCTCCAGTATGGGCTTCAACCCTTTACCAAAAACTCCGCGCAGGCCATAGTGCCCGAGCGTCTCGTGCAGCAATGTCTCTACAACATCTTTTGTGCTGGTCATTTGGTCGGCAAAGATGTACACCTTACCTTTGTGGAGCACGCCATTAGCCACCCCTGTAGCCCCACGAGCTACAGCTTCACGGTCAGCCGCTTGCAACTCAGTCGGCACAGCCGAGTCGTTGATGTCCCTTGCCACCACCACTTCTGGCGCATTACCCCAACGTGCTTTGATGGTGTCAATGATGGAGCTAACTTTGTCCTGACCAATAGACGGTAAAGGCTTCTTACCCTGCCGCATGAACCTAGGTTTGCTAGCTTGCTCAGTAACGAAGTTGAACGCTATTTCAAGCGTATTTTCTTTAGCCTCTTGATGTTCTCCAGTACTCTTATTTGACTCAGTAATGGAGTCCAAGCGAAACCGCGCCTGCTTACGAATATTTGGAGGAAACCGAGGCGAGTTGATAATTTCCTGAAGTGCCCCAGTAATTTGCGGCTCCATCCCCAAGACATCTACAGCACCTGCACGGGCTTTAGCTGCGGCATCACGTTCAGTAGTTTCGGCTGCGGCTTGTTCTTCTGCCGTGGCTTTCTCTTCTTTAGCAACGCGGTCTTCCTCAGCCTTGCGTTCCTTCTCTGCTGCTTCGTAGTCCTTGACCTTTTTACGGTCGGCCTTCTCCTTGGCCTCTTCTTTAGCAATCTGCTCGCCTATAGATTCCCCAATAGGAATACGCCGCTTCGCTGCCTCAAACGCATTGATTACGCCCTTGCTTGGCGGGGATACTTCCGGCTCAATAGCGATGTCTTCTACTGCGGCTGCGGGTGTTTCAGTCTTGGCTTCAGTCTTGGCTTCAGCCTTGGTCTCTATCTTGGAGTTCAGCGCGGCAGCGGCTTGCTCTAGCTTGGCCCGTGCAGCATCTACGGGTTCTTTAGCCGCTTTTTCTTTAATGTGCCTTGACAAGGCATTGTGATAGTCTATTAATGGTTGCCGAAGAGACTCAGGTACATACGCAGGGAAATCTGCTGGGGCTTTAATTACACCTCTTCGGTTATCAGTATATCTAATCACGCCTTCATCTGATGTTCCAGTGGCGCTGTAAACAAAGCCATCACCATCACTATCAAACGCTACTTTTGACCCATCAGGAAGGCCAAACATTTCTTTGTTTCTTAGATGGTAAATCTTTTTTTCTGCTTCATTTGCCGGTCTAAACCCTACTGCGGCGGGTGCTTCTTGTTCTTGCGCTTTTGCTTGCTTGGCTTCAACGGTTTCAGTGCCACTTGGTTTTCCTTTTTCAGTTTCGGTTAATGCACTGGGCTCAGGTCCTTTTCCTGTAGCAGCGAGTCGAGCATCCGACTCAGCAGAAACCACTCCATCTCGTGCAGGTGTTTCAAGTCCTCCGGGGGCCTCTGTTCCGGGCTCACCAGCCACGCTAACGCTCTCTCCACTTGGAGTGGGCTCAGTTCCTGCAACATCTTCGGCTCCTTGGGTTTGCGCTCGGCGTTGTAGTTCCGCTTGAAGTGCTTCAACTAAAGGTTTATTAGGCGCTTCTTTTGCCTCTTGCATCTTAAGCGTTTCGGTCAACAAAGCATCGGGCCATGCCGTCAGCTTAGACATATCTTGCGGTGCTGCAAAACCTCTTTCTACTTGAATTTCATCTGGTGGTTGGGCAGCCGCTGGCCCTGCCGCACGCGCTCCTTGTTCTTCCGCTACTTGCTTCTTAGCCATCCGACGGGCTAGTGGCCCTGACACACCTTGGGCTTGTAATTTTTCAGCAATGGCTTTTTCTGACGGTGCAACTTCCGCTGCTGGTGCCGCCTCGGTTACGGGCGCAGCTTCGCCTTTAGCAAACGGGGGTTCTTCCCCGGCTTGTATATTCTCTAGGTTACCTAGTTCGGGTTCGGCGCGATTTGTAGTAGCAGCTTCCACAAGGGGTTTGCCTAGTGCGGGCTCAGCAGAGACTGGGGCTGCGGTAGATTTTCCTAGTGCGGGTTCAGCAGGTTTGAAATTAAACCCTTTGGCCTCGGCGATACGTTGAGCCAAGCCTGTATAGCTGTTGTCTTTTGCATAAGGAATACGTGCATCTGCGGCAGCTTTGCCTTGTAGGTTTGATACGCCAACATGGGCTCCTCGGGCTAGTGCCATTGACAAGGCAGTAGTAACCATGCTTGCTGGGTCTAGAGCAGGAGCATTCGTGTCCCTGCCATTTAGCACATCAATGGTCTTTTGGATTCCTGTATCAGCAGCAGAGAAGGCTGTACCTTCAGCAGCGGCAGCAGTCATTTGTGGAAGTAACCTATCACCTGCCTTTAAGCCTTGGGGCAGAACTTTTCCTCCAGTGGCTACAAGCCGCCCACCAAACATCATCATGCCGCCAGCAGCTAGCGCATGTTCAAGCGCAACATCAACAGAAGCCCCAGATTTAAGCTGCTCGGCAAGGGTTTCTTTGAAGCCGGGGAGTCCATAAAGAATTCCACTGGATAGCAACGGAATTAAGCTGCCGCCGCCAGTAAAAGGAATAGCCAAACCTTCAATGACTGCGGGGGTTATGGCCCCCGTAGCCGACATCACTTTTCCAAAAGTGGTATCCCCACCATGCTGTTGCATAAACGACTGCACAGACTTACGCATTGCAGCTAACTGCTTAGTTTTGTCTGTAGCCCCAAAAGCGTCAGTCATAGACTGTGCACCTGCCAGTGCAACATCAGATAGACCACCAAAAAGATTGGATGTCCCGATGTCCGCATAGGACAACTTTTTACTTTTCTCTGCATTGGCTTTCGCCACTGCTGCGGCGTCCATTGCATCGCTTTGTTCTTTGGTCAGGGCTTGTACGCTGCCGTAGTCGATGTCGCTTTGTCCTCGGGCCATGGCCCTTTGCGCATCTTGCATGATTAACTCATCAGGGCGCTCGGGATAACGGGCTTTGATGTTCGCAGCCACATCTTCTATCCGGGGGCTTAGCAACCGAGCAGCAGGAGTTTTACTTATAGCCGCATTCCAAGCTGCATCATCTGCGGCTACTGCGCGTACTGCACGGCCCTTGACCGTATTGGGTGGGTTAGCTTGAAGTGCTTGTTGCAGTGCAACAATTCGCTTGGCGGGGTCTAGTTGGTTGTACTCAGCTTTCAGAGAAGCCACATACTGAGGGCTAACCCCAGCCATGTTGAGGGCTGTTTGCGCAGCGGATACTGGAGGAAGCGCCCTAGGAGATTTTTCTACTGCAAGCGGGGCTGGCGCAGCGGCTGCGTCATTAATTGCCGCCCAAGCATCATCAGCACCAGAAACAGTACTCACAGGTGCGGCAGTAGCTACTTGTGGTTTGGGTGGGGCTAAAGCGGGAGCAGGAGGTAGCGCGGGGGGTGCAGCAACGTCGGCGGGTTGTTGGCCTTGTACTTTGGTTCCTTGGGCGAGTAAATAGTCTCCGGCCTTGGTGCTGCCAATAGCAGGGCGTGGCCCAGTGTTTACGCCTTTGCGCCGCAATTCTCGGGTAAGCGCAGCAACATTTCTCTCTGCATCAGCCAACTCCGCTTGAGGGATAGAGATTTGCTCCGGCCCTTGTGAAGCTGCGTCTTGCCTAGCTTGTGCCTCGGCTCGAATGTCTGTGGCAGTTGAGGGAACAGGAGGAGCCGCTGGGGATTCTACATAGGGCTCAGTTTTTGCCACTGTCCATTTATTTTGAGGGGCAACAGTTTCAACATAGGGTTCTGTTTTTGCAACAGTCCATTCACTTGCAGCCATATTAATTTACCCTTTATTGCTACTGCAATTGCTTTGGAACACCATTTTTTAAGGTCCATCTTTGCCCATTAGTAAAGGTTGTAACTTGCCCCTCTTGCAGTAGTGTAGCGGGAGGAGCCGCAGCACCAGCACCAGCACCAGCACCAGCACCAGCACCAGCACCAGTCTTGGCTTTACTAGGGCTGATTTTTTGGGCACTTTCAACAAGCGCCTCTACACGAGCATCAATATCCTTTTGTCGTTGCGCTGGGTCAGCTTTGTATCGTGCGCGAGTTTCCCGGTTTGTAAATTCTTCGTTGTCTATCTCTGCCGCTGCTTGCTTATGTAGCTGCGCCATTTTGCCGATAGCTTCAATACTTTGCTGACCCCCAGCAACATCAGCCCTACCCGCAATAGCTGCGAAAGCTGCCAACATTGCGGTATTACCTTTAGAGGCATGATATGCCCTCATTTCCGCTTGTTTTTCGGGGGTAGCATTTGCATAAATAACCATGTCACTTTCTTTAGGTGCTGCAACAGGTTTAGGCGCTTGCGTAGCTTTATCAGCATAGGCCAAGGCTTTGAGTGTTTTAGCATCTAGGTCTTGTTTAGCTTTCCATGCGTTCAACCGAAGTGTTTCAGCCGCTTGGTAACTACTAATAGCATCCTTGGCAAGGCCAAGTTTTTCAGCCCGTTGGCCATTAGCTATATTGATTTTCATCTGAGCAATAGACATGTCTGCTTGTTTTTTCGCAGCCAAGGCTTGCCCATAAGTATTGGCAAAAGCAGCGCCAGACCCACCTAATGCCCGCATGAAGTCAGGGCCTTGGAGCAAAGCTCCCATAGCACTTAGCGCGGCTAGACCTTTACCTTGTTCTAATGCGTCTTTACTTTGCGATACCAAGTCAGCCATATTTTGCTTTTGCTCTGCATAGGGGCTTGGTCCTGCTAGGTCAGATATGGTAGCCATAGAGCTTTGCATAGCTGCTTTAGGGTCGGCAGTAGGCACAAACGCATCAGGATTAGCAACTCTTCTGGCTACTGTAGCTATCTCAGGAGTTATTGCATCATTTGCTGCTTTGTTCCCCACAGTTTGTACACCGGTATTTAGCGTAGGCAAACCATCTTCATCGTCGTCTTCGGAGTCATAGCTATTGGCTAAAGAATCAAGTGCGGCGTAATTAGTACCCCCATCAACCACACTACCATTTTCTCCATCGTACCTAGGAATACCACCATGGGCAAAAGCAACCATGCCACCTTGGGCCATGTTGTAGGCCCCGGCAAGTCCACCTTTTTCAGAAGCGCGAGTAGCTAGTTCGAGCTTGGCTGCTTGGAGTTCGGCTGCACTGGATGGATGCTGAACAATTTGCTGTAGCTGTTCATCAGAGAGTTTGGCTACCGCCGCAGTCATTGCATTGGGGTCATCCATCGAGTTGACATCACCACCGTCGGCATAGCTATGCACCTGTCCGCCATCAGCTTTCATAAGCTGGTTAATACCGTACGCGCCCATACCCAAAGCGCCGACGTTTTGCATCATTGACGGAGGAGCCTGATATATAGACTGCGTAGACTGCTGACCCAGCGGCAAGCCCCGAACCAAGTCGGACATGAAGCCAATTTGCTTGTATGGGTAGTTCTGCTGGTTCAGGAAGTCTTGATAGTTAGTGCTCAACCCCTGCTGAGCTAGAGCTTGTTGTTGCCCGCCGTATTGGTTCTGCAACTGATTAATACCCATATTTTGGGTAATACCCTGACGGAATTGATTTGCAGCTTGGTCGTACGCAGCTTGGGAGCCCTGCGCTTGAATTTGGTTCATCTGTTGGCCAAGGTTACGCTCACGCTCCGCACGCATGATGGCATCGCGGCTACCGCCAAAAGCACCGGCTTGAGTCGCTTGCGCTTGCTGCTGCGTACCCATGATTCCCGACTGCCGAGCAGCTTCTTGCTTTTGTACGTTCACCACATTCTGCATGTAGGGAGACATGTACGCACTAACGCCCTGACCAAAAGCTTCGGGCCCAGCCGACATATTTGAAGCCGCCGTTTGAGCTTGCTCCTGCATGGGAGAGAACCCAGCAATTCGAGGTTGGGTGTAGGTTTGGTACGGGTTCTTGTTGATGTCCGTAAGATTGGCTGCATTGGCCAATGTGTCCTTGGCGTAGCCCTTGGCCCAATCTGGGAGTTCAGCAGAGCTAACCGTAGTATTTTGTGGAGTACCACCTCCACCATCACCAAGAACTAATCCGCCATCGGCTTTACGGTAAGTCGCAGAATCCCCTAGGGGTTCACCCATTGCATAGAGTTGGCGGCGAGAGTAGCTCATGTTTCTTCCTTAAAGAATTTTTGGTACATCACACTGCGTACCTCAAACCCATACTTATCAGCTTGTTTGCGCCAGCCCGGTCGGCCAACGAACTCAACACCGGCACACCCGGCGTCCTTAGCAAACCTGTCAAGCAGGTCGAAAATTTCATCATCCACATACTGCATGTGGTTTGGCTCCCC